GGACACACGATTGGACAAGCCAAAGAAAAGATTGGCATGTGGGATCTTATGTTTTTGGCTTATCATGCCCATAAGCGTGCTATTGCTGGCGACAAACCAGTCAAGCCAATGGATGCCTGGATGGAAACAGTCGCAGACGTAATTGTCGGTGATGCGGATGACCCAAAAGTCACCCAGAAGGAAGCGTAAGCCGTTTACTTATTGCGGTGGCAATAGCCACACAAATACCAATGAGTGAGTGGACTGATGCAGAAGATTTATTAACCGCAGTTGAGATATTGAAGGAGCGAGGAAATGGCTGATGAAACTATTGCCTATAACAAAGCCGACCTCCGCGATCTTTACAAAGCGTTCAAACTTATGGATGTTCAAGCAACAGAAGAGGCACGAACTCAATCTGCTGCTTTGGCGTATTTTGCATCAGAAGAAATTAAAGCGGCTGCTGGATCAAGAACAAAAGGTACAAAGGCAGCGCAGAGAATTGCTGACGGAGTATCGATTAGCAAATCCTCAAAAATTGGTGAGTTCAGTTACGGCTTCGCACGTCAAAAGTTTTCAGGTGGTGCTACTACACAAACCCTATGGGGTGGTTATGAGTTTGGTTCAAATAAATTCAAACAGTTCCCTAGTTATAGCGGACGGCAAGGCAGAGGTTCACGAGGATGGTTTATCTATCCGACCCTTCGCAGAATTCAGCCTGAATTGATTAACAAATGGGAAGTTGCGTTTGATCGCATTCTTAAGGAGTGGGCATAATGGCAACTGGTAATCGTACCCTTAAGTTATCCATCCTTGCCGATGTTGATGACCTTAAAAAGAAATTAGATCAAGCCGATAAAGCGGTTGAAACAAACTCAGATAAAATCAGTGCGTTTGGAAAAAAGGCTGCTGCTGCGTTTGCAGTCGCTGCTGCTGCTGCAGTTGCCTATGGCACAAAATTAGCCATTGATGGCGTTAAAGCAGCCATTCAAGATGAGCAAGCACAGTTAAGGTTAGCCAATGCCTTAAAGGCTGCCACAGGGGCAACTGATGCCCAAATAAAGGCAACTGAGAGCATGATCTTAAAGACATCTTTAGCCACTGGCGTTGCTGATGATGAACTTAGACCAGCCATGCAGAGATTGGCAGTATCCACAAAAGATGTTGGCGAAGCCCAAAGATTATTAGGACTTGCTTTAGATATTTCAAAGGGGTCAGGCAAAGGACTTGAAGAAGTAGCCAATGCACTTGGCAAGGCTCAAGATGGAAATACCACTGCACTTCAAAGGTTGGGATTAGGTTTATCTAAGGCTGAATTAGCAACACTTTCATTTACAGAGATTCAAACCAAGTTATCAGAATTGTATGGCGGCGCAGCAGCCGCTAACGCTGAAACCTTCCAGGGTAAGATTGATCGTTTAAAGGTTGGTTTCGATGAGGCTAAAGAATCACTTGGCACTGCATTACTGCCACAGGTTGAGAAGTTTATTGGATTTTTAAACACGAGCGGCATTCCAGCATTAAACGCATTTATTGCAGGATTAACTGGTGATGCAGGATTAGTTGCCGGATTAGATGAAAGCCAAAAAGGCTTTGCAACCTTTGGCAAAACAGTAGCAGCCATAAGTGGAATTATTTCAGGATTTATAACCTTTATTAGAGAAGCAGTCGGATTATTAGTTGAGTTTGCTAATCAGGCAATTAGAGTTATTAACATTGTTAAACCAGGCACAGATATTGGATACATTCCAAACCCATCACTTACTGGCACAATGACCGGACAATCAGTTCCAACAATTGCTAGCACTCCTAATGCTAGAGAAAACCGCACGACAGTAAACAACATTACAGTTAGAGCAGTAGATGCCGAGGGTGCTTCGAGAGCAGTTGCTAAGGTATTAAGCCAATCTTCAGCCAGATCAATTCCAGCATTAAGTGGTTCAAGCGTTCGAGGTAATTAATGACTGTATTTACTCCTGAATGGAAACTCAGCATCAATGGTGTGGATTACACCAATGTGGCAATCTCAGATATATCCCATGAGAGTGGTCGTACAGATATTTACCAGCAACCCAATCCAGGTTATATCCAGATTGATCTAATTGCTTTAAACAATGAAACTTATGATTTCCAAGTAAACGATGGCTTAGCACTCCAAGTCAAGGATAGTACAGGCACATACGTGTCAATCTTTGGTGGCAATATCACAGACATAACAGTGTCAGTAGGTGCAACTGGATCAGTGGGAACTGTTCTTGGATATTCAATTATTGCACTTGGTGCACTTGCTAAATTGCCAAAGATTATTACAACTGGAATTCTATCTAAAGACCAAGATGGCGATCAGATTTATGCACTGCTCAGCACGTTCCTATTAGGCAACTGGAATGATGTGCCAGCAGCAGAAACTTGGGCTGCTTATTCAGCCACAGAAATTTGGTCTAATGCCGCCAATATAGGTTTAGGCGAAATTGATCAACCTGGTCAATACACAATGGAAAACCGATCATCTTCAGAAGATACTGTTTACAACATAGCATCCTTGATTGCCAATTCAGCCTTTGGTTATTTGTATGAGGACAATGTTGGCAATATCGGATACGCAGATGCAGCACATCGTCAGGCTTATGCAGCAGCAAATGGTTTTGTTACAATCTCAGCCAATACTGCAATTGGGTCAGGACTATCAACAAAGACACAAATTGGCGATGTGAGAAACTCAGTTGCGATCAACTATGGAAACAACTTTGGATCTCAAAAAACTGCATCTGATACAACCTCAATTGGAATTTATGGCTACAAAGCCGAAACTATCAATTCAACAATTCACAGTGCAACCGATGCTCAAGATGTTGCTGATCGGTATATTTCACTTCGAGCCTATCCAAAAGCAAATTTCGATAGCATCACATTCCCAATCACTAACCCAGAATTGGATGATGCTGACCGAGATGCCCTATTAGGGATCTTTATTGGTCAGCCTATTATGATCACAGATTTACCCACTCAGATCGCCACTGGAGGTCTTTTTGAGGGGTATGTTGAGGGATGGAACTGGAGCACATCTTTCAATCAATTGTTTTTAACAATCAATCTAAGCCCAATTGAATTCTCAGCAGTATTCCAGGACTGGGATGAGGTCAATGCTTCAGAGGCTTGGAACACATTATCAGGTACAATTACCTGGCAGACAGCGATAGGAGTAATAGCGTAATATGGCAAATACAACCAACTTCGGGTGGGAAACACCAGACAACACTGATCTGGTTAAGGATGGCGCGTTAGCGATCCGAACCCTTGCAGGAGCGATCGACACATCTTTCGTTGGAGTTGCAATCAATGCACAGACTGGCACAACTTACACTGCCGTTTTAGCAGATGGATTAAACAAAGTCGTAACAATGGACAACGCATCTGCAAATGATTTTAAGATTCCAACCGATGCTTCAGTAGCATTCCCAGTTGGCACAGTATTAAATGTTTACACAAAAGGCGCAGGAACTTGCACAATTAGCGCAGTAACTTCAGGAACTACAACAGTAACTTCAGCAGGTGCAGTTGCTGCATCACCAACACTTGCCACAAAAAAGGCGGCTAGTTGCGTAAAGATTGCAGCAAACTCTTGGATAGTGGTGGGCGGAATTGCCTAATTTGTTATTGGGTTTTTATGCTGGCGATACGCCATTTTTAGCCACAGGCGGAAATGAAGTAAAAACTGTTGGCGGATTTAAGTATCACTTCTTTACTGGTAATGGAAATTTTCAAGTAACTTCTGGAAGTAAAGCCGTTTCAATTTGCAGTATTGGCGCAGGCGCAGGTGGCGGTTATGATGTTGCTGGAGGAGGGGGAGCAGGTGAATTAGATTTATTTACAACCTTTGCTGCTTCAACTGCAACTTACGCAATTGTAATTGGTGCTGGTGGAACAGGTGGAACTTCTGCAAGAGGTACAAATGGTGGAACAACAACATTTAATTCGACCACTATAACTTCACTTGGTGGAGGAGCAGGAGCAGGTGGAGCATCACCTCGCGACGGAGCAAGTGGCGGATCTGGGGGTGGCGGTCGAGATAATGGCGGAAGTGCAAGCGGAAGCAATACAAACGCAGGCGCAGGTGGTATTGAATCTAATCCTTATTACGCTTCTGGTGGTGGCGGTGGTGCAACGGCTGCTGGAACTGCTGGTAATGCTTCAGGAAGTATTGCAACTGGCGGAAATGGTGGACAAGGCTACACATTAACTTCTATTGATTCTAATTTAACAGCCGCTAATTTTACAACTTTGACTGGCATGACTGTTGTTGCTTCAGGTGGTGGCGGTTCAGCATTGATAAATCAAAACAATACTAATGCAACAGCAGGTGTAGGTGGAACTGGTGCTGGTAATGGTGGCGCATCTAAAGCATCACCTGCTCAAAATTTATCTACTGCAACCGATGCAACAAGTTTTGGTTCAGGTGGTGGTGGCGGTACCTGGTCAAATGCTGGATCAGGAAATGGTAGATCTGGTTATGCTGGTTTAGTTATTGTGAGGTATGCAGTTTGAAAAATTACGCATTATTAGATGAAAATGATTTAGTCATAAATATATCCATTGCTGATAGCAATTGGGATTCTACTGGCTGGGTTGAATACACAGGAAAGAATTGCGGTATTGGATTTACTTACAACGCTGACTTAGATTTGTTTATCGAACCAGAGCCAGAAGGTCATATTGGATTTGATGAATCGACTGGTCAATGGATAATGCCAAAGGTAGAAATTGAAACCCTGGCTGAGTAAATCAGCAGTCCAATTAAGGGAGCAAATTGATGACTGTTTTCCTGATCGCGATCGTTCTTCTGATGGTTGGATTGGCGATGCTCGGCACGCTGCAAAACCGAGCGACCATAATCCTAGCGATACGGGTGTGGTTCGGGCTATCGATGTGGACAAAGATTTAAACAAAATCAAAACTCTTAGCCTGGATCTATTTGAACAGTTAAGATTATTTGCAAAGGCAGATAAAAAGAAACGCATTACTTACATAATTCATAATGGTAAAATATGTTCTGCTAAAGGAAACTGGAAATATAGGGCTTACACAGGCTATAACCCACACAAAGCACATATCCACATTTCTTTTAGCCCTGCGGGAGATCAGGACAGTTCGTTTTTCGACATCCCACTTCTCGGAGGTAAAGTATGAAACTATCAAAGAAACACAAAGCAGCAATCAAGTCCTATTTGCGAGCAGTAGCGGCATCTGGAATTACAGTTGCTTTAGCAATCGCTGGGGATATCCGTCCCGAGTATGCAGTCCTTCTTGGTGCATTAGTCGGGCCACTAATTAAAGCCATTGATCCTACTTCTGCTAAAGAAGTTGATTATGGTATTGATGCGAAATGACACCCAACGAATGGGTCGCATTAGGTGTTGGTGGATGCGCAATCGCAAGCAGTTTATTGCTGGCTCTGCGCTGGGTTATTAAATCTTATTTAGCCGAACTTAAGCCGAATGGTGGCTCATCAATTAAAGATCAAATTAATCGACTTGAAAAACGTGTCGATGATCTCTTTGTTCTAATCAGTAAGTCATAATTTAAAACATGGCTAACACACGCAAGAAGCAAGCACCTCGCAAAAAAATTGCGAAGAAGCGGATTGTGCGTAAGTCGCCAGAGCCATTATCAAAGATCGATATTCATTACATCGCTTTGCAGGAGTGCTATAAGTCAGCCCGTAAAGCAGGATTTAGTGAAGGTATTGCACTTTGGATGATGACTGAGAAGCACACCTTTCCCGACTGGATTGTCGGCGATGGTGGGATCATACCTTCGATTGATCCAACTGACGATGAGGATTTAGACTGAAGCGTTATCTTGTTATTTCAGACCTGCAAATTCCGTACCACCATGAAGCCGCAGTTAAGAATGTTATCAAGTTAGCAAGACGGGAGAAGTTCGACAGTGTACTTAACGTTGGCGATGAAATTGATTTTCAAACCATTTCTAGATGGGCTGAAAAAACACCTTTGGCTTATGAGCAAACTTTGCACCGGGATCGTGAACTCACTCAGCAAATACTTTGGGATCTTACCGAGCACGCTAGAGAGGCTCACATTGTCCGTTCTAATCATACTGATCGCTTATATAACACTCTTTTAAAAGTACCTGGCTTAATTAGCCTGCCTGAATTGCAATACGACAAGTTCATGGACTTTGCCACAATGGGGATTACATTCCATAAAACCTTCTTTGAGTTTGAAAAAGGTTGGTTGCTTGGTCATGGCGATGAAGGAAACACCAATCCCAACGCAGGCTTAACTGCCCTTAATCTGGCCAAGAAGGTAGGTAAGAGCGTTTTGATTGGGCATACCC